TAAAAGGATTCTGTAGTCCTTGAAAATCTGCTCCGCCTAAATATCTAGCACCTTGACCGAGTCCATAAGTTAAAGCTCCACTTTTTAAAGAGTCTCCAATACGTCCTGTTTTATCAAAGCTACCAATGCCTGCCATACCTGCTGCAAGTAATGGGTTAAAGGGTGCAACGAAAGGAGCTGCTTTTGTTGCAACATCTGCTATTTCATTGGGTATAATTTTTCTAACAAACTTTTTGAGTTTACTTCCTAAGCCAAATTTTTCTCTAGGGGCAACTTGCATAATGCCACCATCTGCTCGTAATTGTCTGTTCATTAAAGATCTAGATATCGCCATAATTTAAATAAATTTATACTGTTAAGCAGGCGTAGAAATCCTGTAAATGTGATACTTTATTTGATTTTTTTAGACTCGTCAACTGCTTTGAGGGGCTTAGTTGCTTGTTCTAAATCATCTCTAAAACGACCACAATAAGAGTATTCTCCTACATGAGTTATGTAATCATTTATATAGGCATATACCTTACCCCCTATATCTGCCCATCGTTGACAAAATCCAAAGTCTTCACCGAAGTACCTTTTAGTAACTGGGTCGTGTAAAGTATCAAATAGATTATACATATTTTCTTTTTTCTCTTCTTTACCATTGATATTAGTAGGTTGGAATATTTCTAAATGAGGATATTCTTTAATCATCTTTTCAAGAACTTCTCTTTTAATTAACATACACCCAGTAGGAGCATGGGTTAATTCCATAAGTCCTCGGTCCACAATTACTGAATTGGGGTCCTCTACTTTGACTGGAAAAGTAAAACCTGCTTTAGCTAAATCATCAGCATCAGTGACTGCATTTTCTTTTAAATTAAGTCTTCTCCACATTTTATCCCAACTCAATATTTTCATAGGATAAGGAACACTAATTATATCTTTGTCAAAATCTAACATCTTAAAAATAGTTTCAGCATTAAAATCAATATCAGAATCAATAAACAATAAATGAGTATAATTATCTTGATGATTTAACATTTCTGCAACACATAGATTTCTACCTTGAGTAACCAAAGATGATTTTAACAATGTAAAGCTACATTGTATTTTTTTAGCCCAACATGCTTGTTGAAATTTTAATACAGCTTGTACGTAATGCATGCTAACGTCACTATGACAAGGAGTGCACACCATTATTTTATATGGTGATTGTTCTCCTATATTTATTTCGGTTACGTTATTTTCTATTCTGTTAGTTTTAATTGTTTGGTAAGTATCTCCATTTGGAGTTACTGTTTTGTCCTGGTTAAACCATATAGGTTCATTTGGCTTTGGCATTGATTGCTCCCTGTAAAAAATTAGTCCATGAAACAGCTTGTTTATTCCAAGAATAATAAAACTGTGTATAGCAAGATTGTGTGGTTAAATGGTCTTGTATTACTTGTTCATGAAGTGTTGCAGCCGCAGCATCTATTCCATAAGCAAATTTTTCAGCTAAAGCTTTGTAGTTACTATCATAAGGAATATACATTGGAAATTCTGCACCTGTTTCAAAAAGAGCTCCGTAGTTAGTTAATACGCAATACAATCCGGCAGACATTGCTTCAAGCAAAGATATACAAGAAGTTTCTTCAAATATACTGGGGTAAACATACATGTTATAATTTTTTATATTTTCTCTAATATACTCGTTAGATTTATAACCAATATAATTTACATTAGGTAAAGACTCTGCTTGATCGTAAAGAGCTTTGTAATCTTTATCATTTTTATTCATAAAATCTTTGCCATAAACTTCACAAGAAGAGTATACATCTAAAGTAATTAATGGGTTTTTAACTAACTGCATTGCACCAAGTAATACAGATAAACCTCTCCAAGGAGTGTTTTGATGTATGATTTTTATAGGTTGTCCTTTTTCATAAGGTTTTGATTGTTCTATTTTATCTACACCATTTTTTATAACAATACATTTTTCAGTAGGTAAACCAAACATCATTCTAAATTTTTCATGATTCCAATGAGAATTAAATACATACCAATCGTACTTATGATGATTAGCTTTATTTTTAAACCAAGGATATAGATTTGGTTGATCGTAAGAATTTTTTTGCCAAAGTATATTTACTTTGTTGGGATCTAATGGAACTTTACCTGGTATTGAAGTACAAATTTGAACTTTGTCTAATAAACTTTGATCTACGTATTTATTTAAAAAACTTAATTGTAATTCAGTTCCACCTTTAGGTGTTTGATTTCTTATTTTCATTCATAACTTTCTGTAAAACATTCAATCCTTTCGGAGATACCTCTACTGTTAAATCTTGAGCAATATGCTCTGCAACTGTTTCAGTATTAGGATCAGCTATATCAGCTTCTTTCTCTGCTTCGTCTTTATATATTTTATTTGTTCTAGTATTTCTCAACACTACTGTTGTAGTACAATCTATTTTTAAAATATCATCCATTTTGTTGTGACCTGTCTATTAAAGCATAACTTATCAGGCCCTGTATTTTATTACTGCCTGTAGCTGCTTGTACCGTTATAGCATCACCTGCTTCTAAATTCAAGCCTTGAGGTGAAGCATTCACTTGTGATTTAGCCGCTATATCATCTCTAAAAAATTCATATTCAGTGCTTGAATCAGATGAGTCAACAAAATTCATATTCACTAAAATAGCGGATGATGCATCGTTGTTTGCACAATAAACACTTTTAACTATAATTGCCCCATCAGTAGGACAAGTAAGCACCGTTGCTTTAGCTGTATCAGCTTGTTTAAAACCTTGATTTTTATATTGTATTGTCATGTTAAAAAATAATTATATGCATCTATTTCTTCTTTCAAGTCATTTTGAAAAGAAAAATTAAGTTGATCTTTTACTGTTGCAAGAGATTCTAAAATTTGTCTTTGATTTTCTACATCATACTCTTGTTTAGGTTCAGGTATATATGCGGATACTTTAGCCATTATCTACGTCCATCTGGTTTTGCATCTAATCTAAAAGTACCATAACGCCAAGTTTCTCCAACTGCATCGTTTTCTATTTTAAGTGCTACTAATCTTGCTCTTGCACGAGTGTCTATTTTATCAGTAGAGGAAGTAACTGTAAAGGGGCCAAGTGGTGAGCTTGTAGCTGTATTGTTTGGATAATTATTTAGTAACAAAGTAATTTTAGAATTACCTGTTAATACTTGAAAATCAGGTATAAACCTTTTTACAGACATTGTAAATTCACCATCTCCTTGTAAATTAGCAATGTTATTAGAGTTAGTAATATCAAAATCTCCAGATTGTATAAACGCATCAATTGATGTTGTGCCGGAACTATTTACTTGATCGGTCCCTGTTTCATGTTCATAGTAAGTAGATGCACCATATGTTGCTGTTATACCTTGAATTGGAAAATTAGGTAGAGAGGTTTTATTGTATTCTGTTGCATAGGGCAAATCAAAAAGTCCTTGATCTATATAACTAGTTCTAGCTAATGAAGAAGTAGTCCAAACATTTTCTGCGTAATTATAGGTAACACATCTGTCAATTTGTTGAGATCCAAATTTAGCATAAAACCAATTAATTTCATTATATAAAGTATTGTGTTCTGCATAAACTAATTGACTTGAAGTTTGATTAATTCCTAAATTATTTCCTGTTGTGCTAAATACAAAATCTTCAACTTCACAAGGAATAGATTTTACAGTACCATCAAACATAAAAAATCCACCTTCACCTGACATCCAAAAAACAATACCATTAGAATAACTTAATGCGTTTTGTCCAATCAATCCACAATTTGTACCTACTTGTCTAACACTAAATGTAAACGGTGGTCCAACATATTGAATTGCATACGCTGATGTATCAGTTAACACTAAAGTATAATCTTTACCCGATACAGCCCCAATAATCTCATTACCCTTATCTAATCTAAATGTTCCAGCAGTGTTAATTGCTGTTGGTTGGTATACATTAAAATTTTCTTGATCAGAAAATCTAATAAACATTGGATCTTGAGTTGTTGAACTACCGATTGTTGTTTCTGTTCCAAAATGAAACACATGTCTATCCCTATCTGATACTTGAGTTAATCTTGATTTAGTAGGAGCACCAGACATAATAGTTGCTCTGTTTGTTCTAGGATTTGTTACTCCTGCGTTCCATGTAAATGTTTTACCGTTGTGAATGGTTGCAACAAGTATTTGACCAAAATTATCTAATGACCATAAACCTGGATCCAATATTACAGAACTAGTTGTACTAGCAGTTCCCCATGTGCCTGATCCCCAAGTAGATGTTCCCCAACCTAATCCAGCAGTTTGAAACGTTGGACCTACTATTTCATATGGATCAATTTGTGCTGAACCAGTTCCAGACGTACTTCCAGCTGAGTTAGACGGCATAATAATTTCAAAACTATTTGACCCTAAATTTGTAGTTTGTATTTCAAATGTATTTCCTGTAAAATCAGTTGGTGAGTAACCGGATCCTGTTGGAACAGTAACTGATGAAAAAGTTATGTATCTTCCAGCTAATAAACCATGTGATGTTTTATTTACTGTAACTGTAGCAGAACCGGATGTTGCATTAAAGGTAGCTCCTGTAATACCATCATCTAAAGGAGAAATATCAAAAAACTCACCTGCATAATATAAAAACAAACCTTGTGACGTTCCTATGGCTACATATTTTTCACCATTTATAGCAGCAAACGCGTGTTGTGCTCTTGCTACACCTGGTAATGTGTTATTAGAATTAGTAAGTTGTGACCAACCCCCTATTTTTTCAGGTAGTCCATATCTAAATCTTACAAAATCACCGTCTATCCATTGTGATTCTGCACCAGATTCAGTTACCATTTTATCAAAACCAGGTTTAAAATTAAGTTTCTGTAACATAGTTATTCAAATATTATAAAAGAGACAGTGGGTGGTATGTGGTGGTGTCCACTGCCTCTTTTATAATATACTACCTTTTAAACCAAGATGGAAGTCCTAAATGTGGTCTTTTATCGAACATATTTTCTTTAGACCCAGGTGTTTTACGGTTGTTGTAATGCAAAAAAACTTGAACACATTCCTTACCTTTAAATTTATTTCTCCAATGTTCTAGTTCACAGCCAGAATAAACTAACATGTCTCCCTGTTTTAAGTCTACTTTAATTCCTTTTTTACCTTCCTTACCAGATGGCTCTAAATATATTGGCCAAGGATCACCACCAAGATTCATAGTAGTAGATATTTCACAACTAAACCTATCTTTGTGTCTTTTAAGTTCATCACCTTTTTTATATATTCTTGCATAAGTGTATGCAGGGTATAACTTTAATCCTGTTACTTCTTCCATTTTAGGTTGGCATTTTAACAATAAAGTTTCCATAGCAATATTAGAATACTGACTATAGGTATTTGGTATTTGTTCATTAGCGTCTTCATATTGACCTATAATATTTTCGAATGGAGAAATATATCTTTGTGCTCTACAAGTATCGTATACTTGTTTTTGCATACTAAAATAGTTTGCAATAAAAGCCGCCAGGTCTTTTGATATTGCTTTACGAATAACTGTATATTTATTTTTTTTAAAGCTCATAGTTTATATTTAAAGTAATTCTATTAGTTTTGTCAGTACAAGATGAACTAGAGTGAAAATGTGCACCATCAAAAATTACACATTTGTTAGCTTCAGGTTTAACTTTTTTTGACGGATTTTTAAAAAACAAAAACCCATTATTAGTATTTATAAAATAAACAGCAGATGTATGTTTAAATTCATAATCAACATGATAAGCGTGTTTAATAGTTTTAGATGTTTTAGGATACAAATTTAATCTTGCTCTAAGTAAAGATTTAATATTAAGACTTTTGATTATATCTGGCATAATTAATTCATAAAAAGAACTATTTATTTTATTATTTAAAAATAAAGAATGTGTAAAATATCCATAACCAGATTTATCAAACTCATTTATTTCATCTTGTAAATACCAAGGAAAATAACTATTTGATATTCTGTTAATAAAATTGTTTAATTTTTTTTTACTTATAGTATTTTTCTTTATCTTAAACATTTTTAGCCATTTCTTTTGGTATCGCTTGTATATTCCAATGTATAAATCTAAATGGTTCTATGCCGTAATCGACTGCATATTCGTGTTCTAAAAATCCTGGAAATATAATTAATGTACCTGGTATAGGTTTAAAGTTTATAAGTTCTTCACCTGGCCATACACCTTTTTGATCTGGTTTCATTTTTAATTTTGTAGCTCTTGCCCCAGTTCTTGGTTCGTGAAAAATTGGGTATGATGTTTTATCGCTGCACTTTAAAAAATAAAATCCTGATACGTGTTGATTCCAATGTATATGTGCAGAGTGATGACCACCACCTTTTTTAGCAAACTCTTGTACCCACAGCTCACTAAACATAGTTGTGTATTGTTGCATATCATAACCTTGATGATCTAAATATTCCCAAGACTTTTGACCAATGTAATTTCTAAAATCTAAGAAATCATTATCATGTGTTAATGGTGTTGAGTGATGTGATAATCCAAAATCACCATGTTTTTTTATGTGTGTTTTGTTTCTGTCCCTTGCTTCTTTAATATATTTATTAGATGCTTTGTTTAATGACTTTAAAAATTCTGGTTTTTGTTCTGACCAAATAGTTGTGTTAAAATAATTACTTATATACATTATTTGAAAGGCCTCCCTAAATGCCATACTACAAGACTGTATCTTGTACCTGATGTTACTGGTTTAACTCTATGCCAGACAAAAGAAGGAAATACAATAATAGAACCTTTTGGTAATATCTCTTTGCATTGTATTCTATGCTTCGATTCATCTCGCATATGTGGGTCATAGTTTCTAAAATCAAATTCTAATTCACCACCTTCATATTCTGAACCATCTGTTAATTGACAAGTCATAGATAGTTTTCGAATTTTACCATTATCAGGTCCTGCTTTTTCATAAGGTTTGTCCCAACTGTCACAATGCCAATCATAATATTGGTTGTGTTTATATTTTGTAAACTGACAAGACTCACTTCTTTCCCAATCAAAATTCCAACCAGCCATTTCATTTGCTTTATGTACATATGGATGTAATTCTTTATATATCCAAGTATCACTAAGCCACACTAGATCAGAGTTTCTTTTTCTTTTTAAATCTAATACTTCTTGTTTATTTAATTTTCTATCTCCATAACTACCTGTTCTAGCCATTACTTCTTTTTGTTGATTAGCATAAGCTATTACATCATCACAAAACTTTGGTGTAAGCACACCCGTAAAATACCAGTAATAATTAGATATGTTCATTAATAGTTTAAGTTAATTACAACTCTCCTTTTTTGATTCGTGCAAGACGAACCTGTATGTTTAATATTACAATCAAATTCTACATATTTATTTTTTTCACTTTTTATTTTTGTGCCATCTTCTAATTTAGTGTAACCGTCACAAGTGTTTAAATAAAAAATTCCAGTTTTTCCTCTGGTGTGTCTGTCGTCATCTATGTGCATACCGTGTTCTATTATTTTATTAGTTCTAGTTAAAAGGTTTGCTTTTACTTTAAAAAATTTTTTTATATTTAATTTTTTTACAAAAGGTTTTAAAAGATCCATTATAAAGTCTTCACAGTTTATTTCTCCACCAGGTTTAACAAAAACGTAGACTAATTGAAAATAATCATCTTTTTTTAAAACTACAGAATCATTAAAATACCAAGGCATATTATCACCCATGACTCTATCTTCTAATTCTTTAAATTCGTTTTTAGATAAAAAATTTTTATATATATTCATAGGTTATTGTTTGTACAAAGTTTAATGAATCTTTTTGATTATTGGTTAAATAATACATATTGGTTGAGGGAAACATTATAAATTTATTATTAGTCAGTGGTATGTCCCAGCTTCTTCCTTTACGTCTGTTATCTTCATAATGTATTCTAACCATACAATCTTTAACTCTGACACCATATAATAATGTAAAGTCTGGAGAGTTACGTAAATTTACCGGATCAATATTGAGTAATGGAATAGTTGTTTCCGCAGGTTTATAAATATCTCCCCACGTTTCTTTGTTGATTAAATTGATACTATATTCAAGATTAATATGTTCACTAATGTATGTATTCAACATATCCCAAGTTCTTGAAAATAAAAAATCTTTATTTTGAATTACTGATTGTAAAATGTCGTCGGATAATTTATCTCGGTCAATGTCCCAATCTTTAGGCATTTTGACATCACCATAATACAGTGCTTGCTCTGTTAATACTTTCTTTTGCATACCACCACTATATATAAATTATGGTTTAGAGTCTGTCAAATCCCAAGTTGTATTATCTTCATTCCAAACGTAAGACCACATATGGGTGTTTGCTTCGTTTTGTGAAGTTTGTTCGGCTGTTAATGCTGGAGCATCACCGATCGGTGATTTCCAAGAAGCTGATTCTAAATGTTTTATCCAAGATGCGTAAGGTTTTTTAGGCCAAAAGATTTGATTATCTTCATCCCATTCATAACCTATACCTGCATAGTTTCCTCTAAATGCAGTTCCACCATTACTATGTTGATTGCAATGTGTATTGTATGAAGTTTGAACCCACATTTCTGCCGGCCAATTATTATGTAGCTCTAAATATTGTTGACCTACTGATTCATCCCCAACATTATCAGCATTTTTCATATCTTTGTCATCAAGCGTTAATACTCTAATGACTTTATTGTTAGCTCCTATTTTTGCAAAATGTGCCATAATTAACCTCTATTGAAATTTGTACCTTATAATAACTACTCCACTACCACCTGCAGCAGCAGATGAACTGTTACTACCAGATCCACCTCCACCTCCACCAGTATTAGCTGTTCCAGCTGTACCTGGACTAGAACATCCTCCAGGGCCACCTCCACCTGGTCCACCTGAACTTGCTGCTGGAGTAGCTCCTGCGTTACCGCCACCACCGCCACCAGCTCTTGTAGTTGATGATCCATCAATTGAACTTGTTGCTCCGTCTCCTCCAGGTGCTGTACCGCCTGGTCCTGGTCCTGCAGAAGTACCTGCATCTGTAGCTCCACCGCCACCGCCACCTTTTTCACCAAATGAACCGCCTGTCCAAAATCCTGTACCACCATTAGTTCCTTGAGCTGGACTAACTGGAGGTTGATTACCTGTTCCTCCTGATCTAGAAGGCTGACCTCCGCCACCTCCACCGGAACCTCCTGGACCTCCATTACTAGGACCATGACCAAATCCTCCGCCAGCTGATGTTATACTTGAAAATGTTGAAGGGCTTCCATTAGAACCAGAACTAGCACCGGAACCTGGAACTGCACCACCACCGCCTACCGTAATTGGATAAGAACCCGGTGAAGCTGAAACTGTGAGTCCAGCGGGTGCAACTATTGGTGAAGCTGTGTATGAATCTTTGGGTGAATCTTTTCCTTCTCTATAACCTCCGGCTCCTCCACCGCCACCAGCACATGCTCTTCCTGAGCCACCACCCCCAGCAACAACTGCATAAGAAACTTTATCCCCACCACCAGGAGCATTACCTACTGATGAAACAGAAAAAGTACCTGGTCCTGTAAAAGTATGAATTTTAAAATCTCCAGAGGTTGTAATGGTTCCACCGGTAGCCACTGTAAATTCTTGATTAGTAATAGCACTTGCTGTAGATTCAGATATTACTTTCCATCCTTGTGTTCCATCTACATAAAGTAATACGGCAGATCCTCCTTCTGCTTTAATTTTAAAATCATCAGCTGTGCCTTGAATATTAGATCCGTTTCTACCAATTGTAATATTGTTTGTGTCAGCTGTATTTGCGTAATCTTTAATACCTACGATATTACCTGCAGAAGGTGAACTTGGAAGTGTTACTGTAACTGCTCCACTTGTAGTATTTACAAAATATCCATTTCCTGAAACACCTGTAAAATTTGATGTTTTAGCTGTTGTATCCCAAGTAACCGCTCCTATGTTTTGAAAAACTCCTTGATCGAGCATTGTTGTTCCACATGAAATAACACCCATTATGAATCTCCTTTTACCTTGGATAAATTAATTTTAAATTTTTCTCCAGATATATTATTTATCATGAATATATCATCTTTTCCTTCTTGTAAAGTCCAATTTCCTTTGGTCCCATCTACAATGTTGCCTTGATTCTTAGCTTGGTTTGATAAATGTAAATCCCCAGTGTATAAGTTTCTCCAAACAGCAGTTGTAGTACCTAAATCGTAAGTATCATTAGCACCAGGAATAACATGTCCAGTAGCATTAATAGCGCCAGAAGATATATCACCTAAATCTGCTGTGATATCTACAACATTAGTTCCATCTGAATACACAATTTTATATCCTTTGTCTGTAGTAGCCCAAGTTGGACCTGTTCCAGAAGCTGTTTTAAGAGTTACAGTGTGTGCTCCTGTAGTAGCATTTTCTACAAGATATGTTTTTTTTGGAGCTGTTCCTGAACCACTCTCTTCTGGAATTATTACATTAACATTTCCTGCTATAGTTCCTGTTAATCTTAAAACCTGGTTTTTACCATTTGATAAAGCACCGTCTGCAAAAGTTAAAGTAGCACCTGAAGTAATTCCGACTGCAGCAGATCCACCAATAGCTTGCTCTAGAATCAATAAATTAGTGTTTGTAATCTGTCCCCAAGTTCCAGAATTTTCACCGGTTGTTTGAACTGTTAATTTTAAACTTGCTGAAGTATCGTTAGCCATATTTTAAATTCCTAAATCCCTAATTATAATTATATTGTTACCATAAATCAAGCCACTTCTTTCCAACCAGGAGGATTGAGAGGGGCATTACCTGTAGGAACTTTAGTCCATATAAGAGAACTTAAATTTCCTTGAGCTGTTGTCATATTAATTCCCGTAAGTGTTGCTACAGAATCTGTTGCAGTAGCCTGACCTTCCTGCATGGTTAAATTAGAACCATTTAAATCTACTAAAGTATTGGCATTTAAAACAGCTGTGCCAAGAGCTGCTGTCATAGGTAAAGCTGTTGCAGTGACATTAGCATCTCCAGTAGCTGTTGGAGCATTTTCTTGCATAGTCATCGCTTGACCTGTTACGTCTACAGTTACATCACCTATCATATCAAGAGTGCCTTCAGCGATCGACAATAATTGACCTGTTACATCTACATTTGCGTCTCCAGTAACTGTTGGAGTGTTTTCTTGCATAGTCATTGCAAGACCAGTGACAGAAACATCTGTAGCAGTTGTTATTGAAACGGTACCTTCAGTAATTGATAATAACTGTCCTGTTACACTTACATTAGCATTTGCTGTTGTAGATACACTTCCAAGGTTAGAGCTTAAATTCTGTCCAGTGACATCAGCTATAGTGTTTGGAAGACCTACTGCTGTTCCTAATGTAGAAGTTAATGCTTGTCCTGTTAAATTTACATTAGCATCTGCAGTAGTTGTTATAGAACCTAAATTAGAAGATAAAACTTGACCTGTAGGAAATACTTCAACACCTGAAAAAATAGTAACATTACCTTGAGTAGCAGTTATTGCTTGACCAGTTAAAGGAACTACTACATCAATAACAACACCGGGAGATGTTTCTGCAATAGTAAGAGCTTGACCCGTTACTTCAACAGTAAGACTTTGTGATCCGGTTGCAGCAAAAGGACTTTCTGCAAAAGCTGTTATCCCGAACGCCATGATTTATTAAACTTCCTCTAGTTTAAACTTATATTTTTTACCAGATTTGTTATTAAATAAATAAAGATCTTCTGCACCCTCTTGAATTGTCCAGCTACCTTTAGTGCCATCAACTGCATTACCTTCTGATTTAGATTCATTAGATAAATGTAAATCTCCAGTGTATAAGTTTCTCCAAACATTGTCTGAAGCACCGAGGTCATGACTATCATTAGCTCCTGGAACAATATCTCCAGTTACTGTTAATGTAGATCCATCAAACTGCATATTAGCTTCTGCATTCATACCATCTGCACCTGTAGCTGTAACAACTCTGTTGTTAGAACCGTTTGACATAAAGTCTGATACATCAACTGAAATTGCATCTGCAGCAACATCGATACCTGTGCCTGCTCCAACATTTAAAGTAGCAGCTCCACTAGTTGCACCGCCTGTTAATCCAGATCCTGCTACAACAGAAGTAATGTCTCCAGTGTTTGTAGTAAACCCAGCGTCATTATTAAAAATAGATAAACCTATTTCACTAGCCGCTTTTCTTCTCTCTGCACTTGAATCTAAAACAATAAATTCATCTGACCCAGTCATTGTAGCTGTCATGTCAGTAAGTTCTGATAAATCTAAATCAACACTAATAGTACCAGAAGTTGTAACAGCTGAACCAGCATCTAATCCAGTTCCTGGTGTAATACCAACACTAGTTACTGTACCTGTATTTGTAGTAAAGCCAGAGTCATTATTAAAACCTGAAATATTAATATTACCTTTAGTTAATTTTTTCTGAGCATTTGATGCATCTACTACTGCAAAAAAATCACCATCGCCATTTGAAGTAGAAGTCGTAAGTTCAGAAAGATCAACATCTATTTGATCTGCTTGAACATCAATTAAGTTTCCAGCTCCAACGTTTAAAGTAGCTGCACCGGAAGTTGCTCCTCCAGTTAAACCAGATCCTGCTACAACTGAAGTTATATCTCCAGTAGTTGGTGTTTCAAAAGTAAGTGCGCCTGATCCATCAGTTGTTAAAACTTGGTTAGCTGATCCGTCTGATGTTGGAAGTGTATATGCTCCGTTTACATTAACAGTACCTGTTGTTTGTACACCAGCAGATGTTGTTTCTAATTTCTTAGAGTTGTCATGGTAAAGTTCGACAGCACCATTATTATTGCAATCAATGTGTGTTTCATTCCTTGCACCATTAGTAATTTGAACATCGTTTCCAGCAAGAACTAAATTTCCAGAGCCAGCATCTCTAACAATACTTCCTTCAGACGGATCATGATATATTTGTAAATCTGAACCTGCTCCAAAGATAGCTTTGTCATTATCTCCAAAATTAATATCAGCAGTGGTTGTTAATCCTGCAAAAGTAGGACTAGCTGAAGTAGCCACACTTTGACCAATAGCTATATCGTCAGCGTTAACTGTAACACCAGTTCCTGCGCCAACATTTAAAGTTGCAGCTCCACTAGTTGCTCCCCCAGTTAAACCAGAACCTGCTACAACAGAAGTAATATCTCCGACTGTAGGTGTTTGAAACGTAACCGCACCTGATCCATCAGTTGTTAAAACTTGAGAAGAAGATCCGTCTGATGTAGGTAATGTGTAGGCTGAAAGACCAAAGTTTGATCCATCACCTTGAATAATTTTTCCAGAAGTTGTCGATAATCCTGCAACGTCTTGTAGTTGAGCATCTAGTCTTGCATTTGGAACTGTGCCTGAAGCTAGATTACTTGCATTTAAATTTGTTAATGCTGATCCATTATTTGCTACAATGTTTCCGCTAGCATCTTTAATGACTGCTTTAGACGCAGGAAGAGTACAGAAAACATCTTTAGTTCCCGCAGAAAAATTTACCGCGGAGTCACTATTTGATGATGAAATAACTGTAGTTCTTGCGAGAGTATCTGGTGTTGCATCAGTTACTGTACCTAGGCCTACTTCAAACTCACCATTCTCATTTACAATTGAGTAGTAAGTTGTATTAGAATTACCTATACCGGCAACAAATGTTTCAAAACCTGTTACTGCGCCTGCAAGACTAAGAGTACCCGTACCAGTAGTGGTCGAAGTCTCTTTGACTCTGTCGTTTACAACCAATGCCATTTATTTCTCCTTAACCAGAGATTCTTAATATAGCTGCTGCCGTAGTAAATGCTGGAAACTGAATTGTAAAAGTTCCTGATGTAGCTGTTTTATCTCCTCCAAAATCTAAAATTGCAACTGCTGCATTAGTAACTGCAGAAGATGTATTGTAGATCATTGCACCTCTAGCTGTCAACGTAACACCCGTAAACGATAAATCTGCAAAATCAACAATTGCAACACCTGAAGCGATTGAAGTATTTTGACCTGTTAATTTATCTCCACCAGAAGCGTATGTACCTGTGTTCGCAACTTCACCAGAAGTTGTGAATGCAGTAGTTGATGAGTTTAGAGTTGCGGAGTTAGTATAAAGAGCTAATTTAAAAACATCACCACCAGATGATTTAAAACTTGCATCACCTTCTAGTAATTGTTTTTTAAAAGCATTTGCGATTGCCTGTGTTATAGCCATAGTATATCTCCTTACTGTTTTCCTATTCGAGGAACACCTGCCTGGTATTCATCTCGTCTTCGTCTTCCCATTTGTTCAATTGAGAAGCCTTCAACCACTTGTTTATACTTTTGTTCGTATAATTGCAAGAGATCTTGTGGGCCTTTTAAAAATCCATAGGCCTCGATTAGGCATGCATACAAAAGTCCATTGGGAAAATTTTGACTTATATATGTTGTAGTATTTGTACTTGATAAACCTTCATCTTTCAAGATATAATTTAATTGAATTGTGTAAGTAGCATCAGGTGTAGGAGCCACTACAATATTTTGTTCGTCCCATAAACTATAGTATTTAGGTACTCCGGTAGCTTCTGTAGGATTAAATTCCGACATAAAACTTGTGTCTCTATATTGTAAAAAATCTCTATTGTTTGGTTGAGAACTTCCGTCTGAATCAACAATTTGTGCGGATCTAACAACTAACAAACCTGCAGGTCTACCAATAAATCTATCATTAACAATTAAATTAGCTGTATCATATCTTCTATTGTTATCAGAATCTACTTCTCTAAGAATTCTAAATTCTGCATTTTCTATAAATCCATTACAAATAGTATCGGTTAAAACATTACTAGATACTTCTGTATAATCTCTAATTTTTTGCAATAATTCTGTGTATGTCATGATCTATCATTAACAGGTCCAGCTAAACATTGAAACCCGCCTCCCGTTTCTGTGCTACTTGCAGCACTAATTAAATTAAAAGTAAAACTGTTAAATTCTGTAACAGTTGAAGGTTGTCCCGCTTGTGTTACTACTGTTGGAACCATCGTTACTGCGTAAGCACCGTAAACTTTTGCTCCACTTGAGTGTTTACCTGCGGGTGTGTTTTTGGGAGTCTGTCCTCTGAAAGGAGCAGCTGTTCCTCGAACACAATTCGATAAAACATTTGCTGAATTACCATTATAATAAATAGTTTCAGTTTCATATAATCCAGATGTTGCATTTATTTTTTCAATTGCAATATATCCTTGACTAGGAAAAGCAGAAGAGTCTGTTAGAGTAATAGAAGTATCTGTTGCTGTAATATTTCCGTTTAAAGTAGTTTCTAATTGTAATGTAGAAATTGCAACTCCCCCTACAGGACTTTTAACATCATAGAATCTTATAAAGTCTCCATTTTGATAACCACTAAAAGGAAAGCTAACAGAAACTTGAGTTGAAGAATTAGTCATAGTAAATGGATTGATTGGTAAAAAATCTGTAGTTGGAAATTCTGTTCTTGCCGGTCTGGGATGTGGTAATCCTTGTGGATCTGCAGTGTATGGTTTAGGTTCTAATTGTGGCTGCTTTGGTTCATATTCAGAAGTGTGAACTCTTGCACCATTCCATTCTCTAACCATTTCTCTATAAGGGTATGCTAGACCTGATCGATCTGAAATAAATAATGCGTATCTTCCTTTTGATAAATTTCCCATAGTTATATACTCGGATAGTAAGTTTTAGGTGAAATGTAAACACTAGCGGAAGAACCATCTTCTTCTAGAGCTCTAGCCAATTCATCTTCATAAATTAATTTTGTTTCTTGTATTCTTGGTTGTGCATACTTCATAGATAAATAATAAGTTAAACCCGCGACCATGCAAGGTACAAATCTATAGGGTACATCTGTTGCATTAGTATAAGCACCTGCATCTTGAATTCTTTTTTCATAATAAAAATTAATAACATCTCCATTTTGAGAAGCACCTGGCGTTAAATAAACGGTTATTAAAATGTGATCAACAAATCTCTGAACAAAATACTGTGAGGGTTGTCCTGTAGCTGTTTTATTAGACAATGCCTGATATTGAGATCTATTTATTTTTTCTAAAGGTGAATCTACATTAGAGTTATTTCTGTATGAACACTCTAAAATTTCTGTAGCTTGATTTACAAAATTAGTAACCGTATCGCCGCTTGAATGAGTAGCTGCAGTAGTTCCATTAACCCCACGTGTTACTCCAGTGAGCTCTAAATCACTAAATCCAGTGTAAGAAATATTTTCAGATCCTACGTTGATAGTGCCTGTGGTTGGCATGTTGGTTATAGAAGCTAATGTAATTCCTGTAGTAGCTGTTGTAGAAGTAATAGCTGCTGACAATGTAGATGTTACTCCATTAGAATTACCGTCAGACGTTGATCTAAAAATTTTATATTCGTTCTGACCGTTTGCTAAAGTAATATTAGTGTTTGCCACTTCCCAAAAATGAAGGCCTCTATTACCCCACTCCTGAAACATTATGTTTAACGATCTTCGAGCAGTTTTTAAATTATAACCACTCATGTCAAATTGACCAAGTCTGTTATAAGACTCTTCAATTATCTCGTCGATCGAAAACGTTTTGTCAAACGTTGTAGTGCCAGAAGTGGTATTAGCCATTTAATTACCCCGCTGTTAAACCTGGTCCTGAATATTTGTCCGTCAATAATGTGTAAGCTGCAATATTAGTTTTAGTTTTACAAAAAATTCCTTTTGGAAACAAAATTCCCTCTTCAGGAAATGAAAAATTAATTACATCTCCAGTTGGAACATCACCAATAAACAAAGTAGATCCAGAATTAGAGGTTGTTGTTAGTTCTAAAACACCGGCTCCATTACCATCAGAAGAAATTATAATACCTCTTAGTCTAATAGGCTGACTAATAATTGCACTAGCTCCAGCTGCTGCAGTCGATCTTGTTGCTTGTATATCTCCATTACTTGCCATATTTAATCTCCTTAAAATTTATGTGGGGCCTAAGCCCCACACTAATTATTTATTAACTTAAATTAGTATTTTGTTGATACAAAATAGTAATTCTAACTTCACCAGCACTTGTAGCTGCAGAGTTAGTTACGTTAAGTCTTTGGTCAGTAGTTCCGATATCTTCCCAAGCTAAAGCTCCACCTGCTTGAGTCGTAGGGTATTTTCTACCAACAGTAGTTCCAATTGCAAATGTGTTAACAAGAGCAGTAGCTGCTCCTCCAACAAAACCAACACTAATGTTAGTAGCACCTGATGCTGCTGTAATACTATCAAAAACACAATCAATGATTTGTGAGTTTGCTGGAATGATTACATTTGTTGCTGATGCAGCAAGTGCTCCTCCAGATAAGTCAACTGCAAAAGTTTGTGCCATTACAACTTGACCAGTATTTTTCATGTCTTTACCAACAGTTGTACCTGTAGTATTTGAAATCGTTCCCGCTTTTATCGGTCCCGAAAATGTAGTTGATGCCATAATTATATCCTCCTAGTTTCTGAACATAGTCTCTAGGCCGTCGACTATACGCGTCTATGTTCTAATTAATTGTATAGTGTATTTTTTATATACTAGTTTTTAGTAGAGTGCAAGAGAGCCTATAATGTGAATTGAATTTATTCAACGATGTAGCTTTTTATTAAGTAGCTACTGAAACTTCTGGAGCTGCACCTTCTATGGTGTTTTGTTTGTGGGCAATTGCTGCTTCTTCCAACTTGATCTTTGTGATGACTTCTTTAACTTTGTCATCGATTCTGACCATTTCAAGAGTATATCTACCATTAGACAGATGCTCCTGTTCCCACTTCAACTCCAAGGACCTTTTTGCTTTGTATAGGTCTTGTATCATTTATAACCTCTTCAAAAGTTATTCTATTTGTCTTGGAATCATAGTTGTTTCCAAGATCTTCCCATTTTATACTATTTTCTCCTAGCTTGTCAAGTATAGCTAGTTCTACAGCTTTTGCATTATCTTCAGCTAATATTTCAAATTTAGCATGGTGATTGTATGCAAAAATATTAATGAGAAGTTTTTTCATGAGTTTTTCTTTCTTATTTTGTAAATGAGGCGGGATTGTGTCCCGCCTCAAAATTATCTATTAACTTACTCCAGGAGAACCGAAGATTCCTCTAAAGTCAGACACACCAAATTGGTATCTTTCTCTAGCTTTAAATCTTAAGTTTCCAGTGTCGAAGTCACCTTCCATAGCTGTTTTGATTGGTGTTCTAACGAAATGTTTCATTCCGTTTGGAACATCAGTGATAAGGAAAAACGCGTTTGGATCAGTTAAGAAATTGTTCACTCTGTAACCTTGAGGAACCATTCCCATTGATCTAACTGCGTTGATATCATTATCAGCAGTTTGAACTCTGCCTTCTGATTTCATCAGTCTTTCAGCTTGGAATTGTAGCGCAGAAGGAACAATCATTTTTGTTGCTTTCGCTGCAATTTTTAAACCTCTTTCATCAGTAAACGCTGCAATGTCAATAAGAGATTGCTCTAATGAAGTTTCGTTTAAGTCCGCTGCTGTAGATAGAGTGTTTGACACTGTACCAGCAATAGTTGGGTGATTAGTTGCAAATAAATTGCTACCATCTCCAGAAGTGAAACCACCTCCAAAACCATTAATCAAAGGATTAACAGCTTTAACTTGCTTAGTATTTGCCATACTTCTAGCTAACGCTTTAGTGTATCTGCTTGACAGTCTGTCATACAGGTTATCTTCCACCGCTTCCTCAGTAATAGCGAAGGCAAGAGCCACAGTTTCCATAGTGTATCTTGCAGTGTAAGTTTCTTGAGCATTGTCAAAAACTACACCTGAACCTTCAGGTTTTACTTGAGCATTAGCGAATCCAGATAACATAACTTCCTCTTCGAAAGCTCTGTCTGAAGTTTCTGTCGCGTAGATCTCAGCATGTTGGTTTTCGTAACGTTTATATTCCAAGCCGAACAGTGCGTTCAAACCTGGCTCTAGTTCTTTAACTAGTTGTCCTCGTGATATAGCCATAATTTAATCTCCTATTCTGCTATTATACGCCAGCTGCCGTTTTCAAGAAGTGCTCATTGATCATTACAACAAAGTTTACGTGCGATGCACCTAAGTCATTGTTCTTAATGTCTTTTGAAACTCCAACTACTCTTAATTGAGCTGTACTAGCTGTTCCTGTAGAATCATCTAGTTCAACACCTGAAAGGTAATCGTGAGAACTTCCTGCTGCATAAGTTAGGTCGTAGTTTAAAAATACGTCCGTTTGTGCAGAAGCTGTCGTGTTGTCTGATTGAATCTCAAATCTCTCGTAAGGATCTGAAGACACAAAGCCTACGATATCTGTTGCAGTGTTACTTGCATTCAGATGGTTCGCAAACGTTGGTTTTGATGTATCGGCTGCTGTAAAGAAAACACCATTTAGAGATCCTAGTAAAGAATCACCTGCGCCTGCTACTCCGATAGTTCCAGTGTTTAATGCTTTAACTGGATCTTGACCGTAGATAGCTGTTGCAGAAGCTGCAATACTAAATTCCGCTAAACCTTGGTTGTCTCTATTTTGACCGATTTTTCCTATTGCTCTTAAGCCGAAAGGACTATCTTGGTTTGCCATAGTTTTTCTCCATTGTTTAATTTAAATGATGAACTAGAAATTGTTAAAAAACTTATTTCTTCGTACCACCAAAAGTTACACGAGTATTTCTATCAACACTGATAGGCATACTTGGATGCTCTTCCTTTAAGAGATCGTTATCGAAGGCACTTTCGTTCTCCTGCGCTTGCTTACGATAGTAATCAGCGTATTGTTGTGCGATCTCTACAGGTACTCTAGCGAGCACTAGGCCACCTTGACCGATCACTCCCTTGTACTTACCGTCTTCCACTACAGCATAGTCTGTTTCATTATATTCATCGGCTCTTACTAATTCAAAGCCAGATCTTATTCTGCTTTGTACGTTCTTAGAATCGTCGAATCCCATAGACTCAGCTCTTAGCCATCTGTGGACATATCCTGCCGGTGCAGGGGGTGCATCTAATAAAGATGGTGGAGACCAGACTTTTGGTCGAGATGTTTTTTCTCTAGTCTGACTCGCACGTGAAGTTTTTTGATCTTGATTTTCCATGCTTATACTCCTTCCGTGATTTTTAATTGTTCCGCATAGTCTTTAAGTGGCACACCCAATTTTTTAGCAATTGCTACCTGTGAAGGCGTGAGTTTCACAATTTTGCGACTAGAAGACCTGTTTGCTCGCGTAGCCGAAGCTACAGTTTGAGTAGGTCTAGTCGATTCCTGAGTAACATTAGTATCAAACTTGTGCGGAAATTCAAGTCTTATTCTTCTATCTACCTCTGAATAATACTCTTCAGGCTCGGTATTAGGGTCATATCCTTCAATTTCAGTCAACTGTCTATGTATTACTTTTGCTCCCTCAGTCATTATGGGATCTTTGTTGAACCATTCGTTTTTTCTAGCCCAATCTCTTGCTCTAGAATCCACTTGTCTTGGAACATCCACTTCTTGTTGTATTTGTTGTTGTTGTGGTACTGGAGTTTCAGTTTTCTGTTCAACTTGTCTAGCTTTTAAATCAGCAAGTCTTGCTTCTTCATAACCTAGTCTTGAAATTTCTGCGCTTGCAGCAACTTCAGCTTTAAGATCACTTTCTTCTCTAGCTTTTGCAAGTTTTGCAACAGCTGCTTCCATACCTGCTTTAATTCTATTTTCTTTTTCAGATACAAATCCTGTATCTAATTTTGAAAGTCTAGCACTTAAAGCTTCTTTTTCAGCTAAAACACTTTTTGCATAAATCGTAGCTGCTTCTTCTCTTCGCTCTGACTCACGCATTTTTTTAGTTAATTTAGCTATTCTTCTTTTTACTCCTTCAGAGTATTCTTCTAATTCTTTCTTTTTTTCTGTATTCTCTTCGCTAGCTTGAATATCAGTTGGCTCATTAGATTTCGCATTTGCGTCATCGGCGCTACCACCGTCTTCAAGTTTTGTTTCACGTTCGTTTTCATATGATTTGTCCGTTCCTGGTGTTTTTTCTTCAACTACAGTTTCTTCAATTAATTCTTCTTTAACTGAATCTAACTCTACTTCGGCACCTGGTCCGGATGTATCTATGTCAACTGGTTTGTCTGTGTCTTGCATAGTATGCTCCTATGGTTAAAATGTATGAAGTATATCTTCGGGTCTATCGATGGTTGCTAACACTTCATCATCATTTAGCAATCTAACTTCCCCACCGTCTATTGGTAATCTTGAACCCGCATAACGAGCAAAGATAACCCAATCTCCCTTTTTGGCCCAAGGGCCTTCAGGAAATTTTTCTTTATCATAACAATGTGGTCCCATTTCAAGAACGAGTCCGCATGTAGATGCAACTTGTTGTCTTTCCAAAGTATCTTGTCCAAGATACAATCCACCTTTAGTTTTCTCTGGCATCTTAAAAGGTAAAACTAAAAGTCTCCAGCCGGTTGGCCTCGGTAGTTTAGAAGACTCTTTAGTCTTCAAACGTTCGTAACCATCAACTTCTTTTTGATGTTGTTCTTTATTTTCTTTTTCGTATTTTTCTGCCAAAGCATTTTTATGCTTTGGGACTTCTGTCTTTTCCAATGTCGACGACTTTGCCGTCTCTGTCTTTTCCATTCGTGGCTCCTTTGTTTAGCAGGTTGGATATTTCCCCTGAAATATATTGGTAGGCGTGGGCCTGTCCCAACATGTACTTGTATTTTTCCATATTGTCAACACCACCACTTACCATTGCATTTGCAATTTGTTGATAGTTTTCTTTTAATTGTTTTTGTATTTTAGTTATTAAGTTTATTTCATCCATTTTTCTTTCTCCTTTTTTTGTGTAATATATTTACTCTTGATTGCCAACACCACTCTACAAGTTTAATTGCATAGTCTTCTACTTTTGCAACAGCATCATCTATTTTTCCTAATATGTTTAATATAAATCTATCTAACATTTCCATCTTCTTCTAGCCTGACGTAGTCTAGAATTAGGATCTTTTGCAGCTTTAGGAAACTGTTTCATTTGACCGGCACTTCTTGCACAATACGACTTTCTACGTTTTGCAGCAGCAGAACCTTTTTTAACTTTTCCAGTTACTGCTGTTTTTAATTTACTACCAGGATTTGCTGCTCTATATGCTTTAACTCCTGCTTGTGTCATTCCAGCCCCTTTTTCAGTGGGTCTAAAATTTTTTTTATTTCTTTTGGGCATTACGTCACCACCTCTTTTGAAACCTTGAAGCATCTTGCCATAATATTTTTTATAACTTTGATTTTCTCCAGGACCACCTTTTATAAAACTGCCTGTATATTTTGTGTTTGGCATTTTCATATTATTCCTCCAATTGCTTTTCTGTCTCGTTTAGAAAATGTTGCAACGTTAGTTGGTTTAGGTCCTGTGTTAGATACCGCTCGTTTTCGTTTGACAGCAGATGCCTTTTGCCCTTTTGTCATCCGTGTGGCTTTTGCAAGTGGAACGCATTTCGGATATTTCCTTTTTGAGCCTTTGCTTCTCCCGCAAGGTTGATATTTCCCGTTCTTCTTCGGAGCTCCAATATCTACCCATTTTTCGTCCAACCATTTTTTTAATCCACTCATGAATTCTTTCCATAAGCGTTTCCTTTACCTTTGGTAGCTACTTTACAGATGCCACCACCGGCTTTTTTGGTTCGACCTACTTTGCCTTTACAATATTTGCTTGCCCAAATATTTGCGTATGCACTTGGGTACACATCAAATTTTTTCTTAGCTGCAGCTTTTCCTGCAGGACAAAGTTTAGCCATTATCTCGCTCGCATTCCTTTTTTGTAACCCATTCGTTTTGCAACTGCTGGAGCTACCTTTTTAAGTTTTCTTATGCCTTTACCTTTTTTACCTTTTGGAATTGGTTTTTTCATAATTAACCTTTTTTAAGTTCTTTAACTATTCTTTTTTTCTCAGCTTTAAGATTCTTCTTCCCTTTTCTAGTTCTTGCTTTTTCAGCATCAACTCTTCCAAGTTCTTCAAGTCTATTCATACGCTTAGTATTCTTTTTAACCTTGCCGCCTTTTTTATACATAGCTCCACCTCTCATACCCATATCGTCTTTGTAGTATCCTGAAGCCATATCTTTTCTAGCAGTAGACATTTTTCCACCACCCATTTTCATTGCTCTTCCGCCAACTTTCATTGGTGTTCTAGAATTAGCAACTTGTTTGTTAAATCTTCTATTAGCCATTATTTTTTTCCTCCGTGTTGTTTAAATATTTGTGTTCCCTTGATTCCGTAAATGCTCGCCACGACAAGGATCCACAAATTTGTAAACCATGACGGCAATGACGCGAAGTGGTCAAAGAAAATATTTACTTTGTCCATTGCAGCCGGATCGTCACTTACGACTGCCCAAGCCAGCACCGCTATGGGCGCCGACAAAATTATCAAAACGGCCTCGTCCTTATAATCTGCTTGACGGGCTTCTAAAAGTTTTCCCTGGTAAGCTTCCTCACCACGAGCTTGCTTTTCAGCATGCAACAATTGTGCATCTGACATAGCCATTTTGGCCTTCTGCTTGTTGGCATATATTTTACTTCCAGCAGAGACGGCTAATTTAATTGCCTGAAACCACATGTTAGTACCAAGTTGCTTTTTTACTTTTAGATTTTAACATTCTTCTAGTTCCTCTAACCTCAACTTGATCTCCAATACCAATTTTATTAGTAGGTGAGTCTTGGTTCGTAAGGATAGTAGATCTTGGATCTGTTGCTGTTTTAACTTCTGGAGTTGCAATTTCTACACCTCCAGTTGCATTAACTGAAGCAACAGTTCCTTTACTACCATAAGAAAGTTTATCTTTTAAATCTGCCATAATTTTCTCCTTAAGTTATTATATTTATTTTTTTTTAAAATTTCTACCAAAATCGTGAATTTTACTTCGGTTAGCCATTTCTTGTTTAGCAAGGGAAGTTGCAGCACGTAATTCCGCAAGCTCTTCATTCTGTTCAAGCTTTTCATCCTTGTTTTGTTGGTTCATAAAAGCTTTCATTCGGTCAAGATTAATTTTTTCTTGAGATTGTTGTGCTTTTGTGAAGTCATCTTGCGCTCTGATGTCTAATTCTCTAGCTTTTAACTTAGCAATAGGGTCATTTCCGTATTCACCCATTAATTCAGCCTCTTCTTTAGCAAAATCTTCAAACATTTCTGCAATTAGAACTGCTTTTCTAGACTCTATTTGCATATTTAGCGTCATCATCTGCTGTTGCATCTGTGGATCTTGCGCTAAAGCAGGATTTGCTTGAATTTGTTGCTGCATTTGTTGCATCATTAAGATTTGATCTTTGAATTCTACCTCAACTTGCTCTAATGCCATCAAACTTATGTGTTCAAAAATGTTTTTTTGCATAGAAGCAGTTACCATTGGGTTTCCTCTAGCCATTGAAGACGACATAAAATTTAAATGAGCAGTAATGTGAGCTCTATGGTCTTGTCCTTTAAACGCCTGGAACGGTTGACCACCTAAAGCTTGAATAGCTTCAATAGATGGATCCATTGGCATTGGTTTTGGAACTGGTTTTAAAACCATATCAATATTTTTTACACCTAAAGCTTCGTACATAGCACGATACGCATTATACAAATTATGCATCTGCGGATTTGATTGTGCTAATTGTAATTCAGCTTGAGCGATTGATATTCTTTGCGTTTGAGAAAATATGTTTGGATCTGCAACAGGTAAAATATCTACCCTGTCATCAAAATCTTGTTGTTTAATAAATCTTTGACCACCAACAACATCATAAGGATATTCATTTGGAAGATATAATTTAAATACTCGAGCAAGCATTTTGAACTCTTGTTTAAGACTCACATAAATTCTTTTGTGAATCGCAGACATAGTTCTGCTTCCTCGTTCCAACAAAGCTACTGTCGTTCCCACTGCTGCTTGTTGATTCCCGTCACCTACTTGAAGGTCAGCGATCGAGGCAAATCTTTGCCCGGCTGAAACAACGACACCCATAAGCTGTAACAAAGTTTGTGAAGGCTCTTTAAACGGTAATGCCATAAATGCATCTTTAATATTTCCGCCTGGAGCATCCACATCTCTAAATTCACCTGGAGTAATAGATTGCGCGTCATCTCTAATTCTGATGCCGCGCATCTTAAATCCTGCTGGCAAATTGGAGAGGGTACCAGCATCTAGTAAAGATCTTAATGCAGCTGTTGCTGTTCTTGATAATCCACCAATCATGTGGATTAAACCAAAACCATAAAAACCTAAACCAGGTAAAAATTTAAAATGTACAAAGTAAGAAATTTTCTTTTTCTTAGGATCGTTAATTTCATAGTTTCTTCTAATAGATAAAACTTCACGCGAACCTTCTTCGATAGTTACAATGTAAGGTAGTTTAATTCCTGTAGGTTGACCATCTTGTCCTCGGTCCTCGAACCCTTCTAAATCTAAATCGACATGGAATTCTAAAATATTGTAAACGTCTTCATCTTTAGTTTTTTGTATACCTTCAAGCTCTCTTTCTTTTCTCTCTAAATCAGATTCAATATCTGCAGGAGCTCCAAGGTCCACGTCTCTATAAAAACCATTCACTTGTTGTTTTCTTAAATCATTCTCTTTGGTTTTGATCACATGGATCACGGCCGTTGCATCTTCTAAAGATGTTGCAGAGTATGGCACGACCAAATCTTCCGCAGGTACAAATTTAGAAACTGCCCTGCCTAAAAGATCGTCATAGTAAACTTTCTTAAAGGCAGATCCAGCAAGAGGTAGATAAAATAACAATTGATCAAACTCAGGTTCGTATTCCTTCATCTGGTCCATCAACTGCCAATTCATAAAATCTTTTACTCTAGTCGATTGCATTTCTTTTTCAGGAGATGGTGCACCCATGATCTGAGTTCTAATTGGTCCATCTGCTGGCAATAATTCTTTGTAAGCTAATGCTTGAAACTGTGTGACTGCTTCTGCAAGAACGGGGTGAGTTGCACCTGCAGCTCCAGAGAACGGTTCTGTTTTATCTTCGTATTTAAATCCTAAAAGATCTAAACCAGTTATGTAAGTGTGTTCCCATTCTTTACGAGACTCTTTGTAGTCCATGTAGTTTTGATTTAATTCTGAACCTAGAGGACCTAATATTTCCTCTGGTAATAACTCGGCTAAATTGTCAAAGTGGTTTTCACTTTGTGCTTGGTTAAATGCTCCAGGTTCAAAATCAATCTCTACACCGCCATCTTCAGTGGGAGTAATTTCTGCGTCACCAGGGTTTGGTAATGATTCGTTAATTTCTTCTTGGACCTCAACTTGTTCCTCGGGCCCTGCTATTTCAACCGTTTTTCTTATTTCGGTTAATGCTTTGTCTATGTCTGCCATTTATTTTCTCCAATTTATCTTGTTTATATGCTTTTGATTCATTAATCAAGCCTTGTGGATCAGGGCCACTTAATGGTGGGATTTGATCTCGTTTTACATGTTTCATGTTTTTAACAAGAGTAGGGTTTTTTACATACTTACTAGGGTGTTTAAATACGAACGTCATTACCAGTAAAATTTCTTTTTTCTTTTGGGTTGGTCTTCTTCTTGATAATCTTCAGGGTGATCTATAAATCCGCCTTGTCTGTATCTTAACAGAGCCTGTGTTGTGCTGTCAACTAAATCGTCATGATCACCATAAGGAAACGCTGCACACTCTTCAACAAGCTCTTGTGCAAACTCTTGATCGAGAGGCGCCCAAATTTGTCCGGCTTCAAAAAGTGGAGAGACTGCATTAACTCTTGCAACTTTATCTTGACCTTTACTTGGTGTAAAATTCATTGCAGGAATTCCCATGTTACGTAACTCATACATCAAAGGTAGTCCTGATGCTTTTGCTTCAATAATGACTGTCTCAGGATTCCAATATTTATATTGTTCCAGTGCAACACGACGTAACTCTGGAAACTCTAAACGTTCTTTATAAGAATCTAATAATATTAATTGACGAGGCGAGTCTTCATTAGGACGAAAAACTCCCCAGGTAGTAATAGCAGAGTAGTCTGCAGTTTCTTTTTTAAGATACGCTGTATCATAACTTTGAATTGTGTGTTCGATGTGAGGCATATGTTTAGATTCCCAATTTTTCCACCACTCCCTTTTAATGAGAGCTCCTTCTTCTGAAGTTGGGTTCTGCATATACTGAGCGTTCCACTTTGCAACACCCGCAGATGCTTTAACAGAATTTAAATCTTCTAACTTCCAATACTCTGGCCACACAGGTTCACCTGAAGGTAAGATTGCAGGGAACTCTACGACTTCCCATTGATCCGCGTTCTCGTTGCTTTGTGCGTTTAACAATCTTTGTGTTAAATCTTTTGTAGACCATCTTGTCATAACCAAAACAATACGACCTCCTGGTTGAAGACGTTGTCTCGGTCCACTAGTATACCACTCCCATGCATTATCAAATGCCGAAGGTGAGTTTACATCTTGCTCTGAATGTGGATCATCAATGATGAGTAGATCAGCACCTCTACCGGTTACCGCACCTTGGACACCAACTGCAAAGTATTCGCCGCCATCAGATGTATTCCAACGTCCTGCAGCTTTACTATCTTCCTGGAGTCTTGTTTTAAAAATTTGTTGATACTCTTCTGAGTCAATTAAATGTTTTGCTTTACGACCAAAGTTTACTGCAAGCTCCGCTGTGTGAGTTGCTTGAATTATTTTTAGTTTAGGATTCTGCCCGATCATCCAAGCAGGAAGAAAGAACGACGCAAATTCAGATTTAGTATGCCTAGGCGGCATGTTTATAATTAGACGGGTCAAATCTCCAGTTGCCAATCTATTAAATTTATCTGAGATTTCTTTGTGATGGGACCCCTCTATAAAATCTGGCCACATCCTTTTTACAAAAGATAAAAAATTAGTTTTAACTTGCTTAAGTTCTTTTCTTTGATGTCGTTGTATAATCTGTATCTTGAGCTTCCTTCGCTCAATCGGATCTTCTATTTTATTAATATCTTCAACAGTTAGCATATATTTCAATATGGGTGGTAAACTATTATACACGATTAACTATCCAAATCAAACTATATAGGGTAGGTCTGGGACCCCTATAATTTTAAGGGGTATTCGCGTAAACATAAACAATTCGAATTTGGATATAGTTCCTTTAGGGTCCCCTCTTAGGGTGGGTCCCGCCCACATGCTCTTCTCTATGAGCTATGCAGTTTGTGCATAGGATAATGTAGGATAGGCCATGCAAAAACTGCATGGCCATTCTTCCTTAACGAAGTCTATTTATTATTCTCCTCTGTTAATTTGTAATCAATATCATTAGCCAAGTTCTTTGCTATGTTGACAATGTATTTGTGTCTGGTGCTCACACTACCATTAGTTTCCAAACCAATGTGTTGTTTCAATTGATGTCTAACCTCGGACACCGTACATTCCTTGCCACCTTTTTTCATAAAGGGTTCGCCATGAACTGTGTCAGCAAATTGCATTCTGAAAATAATTTCTTCAATATTATCTTCAGTGATTTCGTTTTGATGAACATACATCAATAACCAACCCATACTTTCAGCAGTTTGTCTTACTGCATCTTTATCGGCTTGATCCCAGTGAGGCATACCAAAATCTTTTGCTTCTCTATCAAAATGTCCGATTTTGTAAAAGTTCATATTATAAGTCATTACGCTTCCTCCTTTTTATTTTGCTTTTCATAAAATTTATTAAAAGCTTTTTCAGCAACTCTTGGAAAAAGTTCTTCTGCAAGTTTTTGCCCAAAATCTCTTTCCTCTTTGTCACCGTGATCAATTAAGAAAGCCCAAATTTCATTTGTTGGGCCAGCCCATCTTTTTTTAAACTCTTCCAATGTGAAATCTTTTTCACCAAAGTATGAGTCTAATTTAATTGTTTTAGTCATTGTATTCCTTTCGTTAAGTTAATAATGAGAGTCTATTTTATTTATCCTATAATGTCCAACACTAAATTAAAGTTATCCACATTTTTTTTAAAGTGTGTCTTTTATGCAACACATTTTTTTCTTTTTTTAGGGTGGGCCCCGCCCACATGCTCTTCTCTATTTTTTCTAGTGTGGCGCGAGTGTGTTAATCTCGCGCCACAAGTTATTTATTTACTCGGTAAAGCTAACAGTGATTTAGGTAAATCTAATTGAATGTTAGCTGTTGCCATTTCTCTTTGCAACTCAACCAATGTTGGTTGAATGTGACTGCCTGTATAAAGTATATTCAAACACTTTTTCTTTTTGCTTTCTAGTGCATGATATAATTTATGTTGAGCTCTAGCGTGGACTTCTGCTTCTTCATAACAAGCTTTTTTAATTTTCTTTGTTATGTAATCAACAGGATCATTATCATCATGAATATCAATACTAATTCTATTCATATCCCATTTATTCCGCTTTATTGTATTATTAAAAATCTCAGTGATTTTATCTGCGATTACTTGAGCGTCAACTCTGAGATCATGTTCCATAGAAGATTTTTTACTTTGGAAATCTCTCAACGCTTTTTCTTTTTTTGCCATTTCTTTAATTAGAGTAGGCAAGTTTTTATTTATTACAGTCGCAAATTTATCACCGACCTCTTCAACTTTATCTTGTGCCTGTTGTGATATTTCACGCTCTACTTTATTTGACGCAAGACTAAACTCATCTCTTACAAAGTCTTTGTAATGGTCAACGTGGTCTTTTCTTAATGGTTGCATAACTGTATTCCTTTCTATTTGTTAAGTTATAAATATTCTTATAGGTTATTATAGGATATAGTCAACCCCTAAAAAACATTTATTTTTATTTTTTTTATATGGGTGGGCCCCGCCCACATGCTCTTCTCTGCGGCGGAATATTATATAGGAATTTATAGGATATGTCAAGAAAAAAATTTTATTTATTTTGAGCTGCTGGCCTTGCATCTTATGCCATAATATCCTATATTAAATAAACGAAAGGAATACAAAATGCGAAAATATAAAGTAACACTAGAAGTTGACAGCAAATGGGTCAAAAATTTTAATTTAAGTTTTGACGCTGACAGCGAACAAGAGGCCGAGGCTCAAGCCTTGACTGAAGTTAAAATGAATCTAAGCGATTATATTACCGCTTATGCTGACGAGGTTGAAGAATGAATACTAAAAAAGCATGGGATCTAGTCGGCGGCCTTAGCAAGCCTGGCAAGATGCCAGGATGGGCAATTGGTATACCTGCTGCCGAGTGTAACACGGGCAGCAAGTTAAGATTAATACCTGACTCGGTCTGTAGTACCTGCTACGCTTTAAAAGGCTGCTATGTTTTCAAAGTTGTTCAGGATGCTCAGTATAGGAGGCTGAAGGCTTTGAAAAAAAAGTTATGGGTCTTCGCAATGGTGACCTTGATCAACTCTAAAAAATCGGATGTATTTAGATGGCATGACTCAGGCGATGTTCAAGATCTAGAACACCTTCGAAAAATTTTTGAAGTTTGTAGACAGACGCCGACTAAGCGCCATTGGATGCCTACCAAAGAGGCCTGGATAAAACCATACCTGAAAGACAAGCCTGCGAACCTGGTGATTAGATTATCTTCAAGTATGATTAATCAAGCAGGTATTAAAAGCTGGCCGAACACATCAACTGTAGTTACAAAAAAACCTAGCTGTCCAGCGCCAAAGCAGGGCGGCAAATGTTTAGATTGTAGAAAATGCTGGAACCCAAAAATTAAGAATATTAGTTATGGTAAACACTAAAAAAGAATTCAGGGCTGCTAACGCCTCGAGTGTTAGAAGGATTGAGAAGACTCAATCAGTAACTGAACAGAGGGCTGGTAGTATTCCACCAGCCCTCAAGCAAGGTCACGGGCGCGCCTATTATACAAACGGCCCGCTAGTAGCAGGTGCTAGTTCCCTACCTGCAAAGACCTCAAGCAGAAATAAAAAATAAGGGTGGGTCCCGCCCACAAGCACGCACCACAGTCCGCAAGCCGAGGCCACAGGCCACAGGTCGCAGGCGCATGTTTCACGTGAAACAAAAAATAAAAAGGGTGGGTCCCGCCCACAAGCTCTTCTCTGGGGCCGCGACACTTTGTCCGTTGACTTTAGTCCTATAATATGTAGGACGCTAAACCTTTTGTAGAAATTTAAAGCTTGACATCATGCCCGTGGCACACGGTTCGGCAGAACCGGCTACAAGATCACGGATCTTGGACCCTTCATAAAGTTTTATGTCTGTCTGACAGAGGCCCTTGGCCATGATGAAACTGTTGTGCGGATGCTTGATATGGAAGCCAATTTGGTGTGGAGAAAACCGAATTTTTTTAGCCAAATTTAGTTTTAATTCTATAGTGAAAAAGTGACCAGAAGTATTGTAAACCAATAGATCAGGAGTACCGTGTGCAGCACTATTTTCCAAGCGTGTAAATGATAATTCGCAATTATTTTTAATATTGAACGCCTTAATTTCATGCCAAAATTTAGTCTCTCCCTTAATCATTTTTTAGGCTAAGTGAGTTGCTTTCTGGCTAATCAATTTTTTTAATTACTTCCCCCATATTCCATTTTGAGGAATACAAAGTCATCACCAATCTATGAGTCTCACGCACGCCAAGTATTTTGTTTTCCATTAATTTAATGTCCTTGATGTCGTAATATTTTCCGTCGGGTAAACACACCTGTACTCTTGCCTCTTGTGCTACTGGCGATTTCATAAACTTCTCTAGGGCCTGTCTTAATAGCTTTCCTGATACCATCACTTGAACATATACCAAAAATAATTTATATTGCAAGCATGGGAGTTCCAAAAAGACTTACAGAGAAACAAATTAAATTTGCAAATCTAATAGTAACAGAAGAAGGTCGAAAAACTGATTCTGAATGTGCTATTGAAGCAGGTTACGATCCAAACTCAGCTTATGTATCCGCTAGCAAATTACAAAACCCATCTCTGTATCCATTAGTTGCTCAATACATTGGAAAACTCAGAGCAGAAAAATTAAAAAAATATGACATCACTTATGAAAAACACCTGGCGGAACTAGGTAAAATTAGAGATGAAGCTAGGGAGAGTAAAGCCTGGAGTGCTGCAGGTAATATGGAAATAGCTAGAGGTAAAGCTGCAGGATTTCAAAATAATACTAATCTACATCTACATAAAAATTTAGATAATGTTGACGAATCAGAGTTAGACAAAGAACTAGAAAAAGCATTAAAAAACTTTAAACCTATTATTGATGCTGATGCAGAAGTGATTGAAGAGACTAAAGATTAATTTTTTCTAGTTTTTTTATGCAGCCTGTTGGAAATACATTACGATCCGAAAAAGACTCGAAGTGGCTATCATAAGATGCAAAAGTTTTAAGATTCTTTTTATCTTTTGAAAATATATACGCATGAGTTATCATTTCTGCAGGCTTCATCTCATTGAACTCATTGATATCAGCATGCCCCGCGTCACCCAAAATATCCAACCAGGTAATTTTGTAAAAGTAATATCTTTTTTTATTTATAAGGACTGATTTATATTTGGATTTTTTCTTGATCATATCCCTGTATAGCACCTATAGGTTTTTTCTCTAGGCACATTTTTTTCCAAAAACTTTTTCTTACGCGCGCGTACGGGTTTGCTAAAAGTGTTGGTATAAGCCAATTATTGTAAATTGTAACAGCTGTAACACCATTGTAACAGCGTTTTGTTACAAAAATATCGTCTATAAGTGTTGATATATGCTAATAATAGCATTTTAAAAACGATTGTAGGCATTGTAACAGGGTTTTGAAAAAAAAAAAAATAAAAAAATTTTTCTGGCAAAAAAAGTCTATAGGCAAAAACTCGCCTTATTCTTGCCATAAGTGTTGCAAATATACAACAAATTGTGGCTTTTTAGCCACAATCCATGCAATAACCCTTTAAACTAGGGCTTTCATTTTTGTACAGATGGTTGTTACAATTCTTTGCTTTACAAAGTGTAGTTCCCTTTAGATCTTTGTTACTAAATATTTCATCAAAATTTTTTCGGTACAAATCGTTGGATGGCCTTGATTGGCCATCCCATTTTTCTTTTTTCATTAGTGCAGCCTCCTTCTGTAGTCATCTATGTTTTCAAAGTCTGGACTAGCTAAGTATTTAGTCAATACCTTGAACTCATCCATAGACATCTCATTTATATTCATGGATGGTATTCGTTTGGCCATTTCTTTTTTGGCTCTTTCCCATTCATATTCGGTAAATGTTTCCAGTAAATCAAGAGCGTTTTTCATATTTATTCCTTTCATATAATATCCTATATAACATCACATCCCGGATCTGTCAACCACTTCTTGAAATTCTTTTTTCTGCTTGTAGTATTGTGCTACTTTTTTCCACCATTCGTTCGCATAATGTCTGAATTCTTCGCCTTCTACGGGAAACTCTTGAAATAATAAATCTTTACTGCACATTAGAATGATTCCAAACTGGATATTGGTGCCATATATTTGGTTGTGAGCAATTGCATATCCTGCAAGTTGAAGGTAGTAGTCCTCGATCCATTCTTTTCGTTTCGGTTTATTTGTTTGCTTAAAATCTATGATGGCCTCTTTACCCTCGTACATTCCAACACCATCGGTTGCACCTGCGTACATCTCCGGATAAAATAAAACACACTCAGTAGCCCACAACTCTTCGAGTCTACCTTTTAATCCCTGGTCCGCGATTATTTGTGCCATCTTCGTAGCATGTCTTCCTTCGGGCGTTAGATCCACGACCGGTTTATCTAACATATATCCTTCAAGAACCGAGTGCATAAGGGTCCCTCTCGCTGCAGCAGTCTCAGTAATTTTTTTAGCCTCAGCTTCTCCCACTCTATTTCGCCAGGAGTCGAGCGAAGCTTTCTTCTCATCACTCTCGCAGGCTTTTAATATAGAAGTTACACTAGGTAATTTTTCTTCCCCTACCAGGTAATGTCTTTTACCATCAATTATTTTCCGAGTCGATGTTGGGTAGTAAAATCTTTTATTTATCTTTATCATTTTTTAATTCCTTTCCAATTCTTAAATAATTTTCCCAGTCATCCGGGTTACTGTTATGTTTTCTATCATTACAACCAAAACAACAAAAAATAATGTTATTACTTTGATAAGTAATTCTTGGATCGTATCTATCAATACTAAAATTAGTATGATTTTGTGTTGAACGACGACTAGGTTTTCCTTTACCCCTAGTTCCCATTTTAGTTTCAAATGTAAATGGCTGCTCACAATATCTACAAAGTCTACCATCCGAGTTTGGAAATTTTTCTTTCATAAAAATAATATGGTTCATGTACAATCTCCAAAACTCTTTCTTGTCCATAGACTCATGTGCTTTGTGGCCACCATATCTTTCTGCACTTGGTTTAAACTTTCTTGAGATACAGGACATTACAAATCCACGTTCCGTGTTCATGTATGCAAAGTCTATCTCTGCTCTTTTCTTTAATACTTCGGGGTCATTAGGATTTTTGTAAGCCATTAGACCTTTCTAAACATATTTTATTTTCACCTCGTTCCATTAAATAAAAATCATAATGTGTTAACGCTTGTTGAATTGAATCTATGTCGTAAGTACCTACATCATCAAATACAAATCTAGTTCCAGGATTAGAACGATTAGCAAAAAATAAAGCTTCATGTAATACTGCAGCGGTAGTGTGTGGACCATCGAAGTGTACGAAGTCATAATTATTAATAATCTTTTTTTGACCTTTGTAATAGATAGGTACACCTTGGCCAAACGCATTAAAGTATTCAATGTCTTCCAGCTGATATAAAATAAAATTTTCGTGTTTGTTAAAAGCAGTTAAGAAAGTTTGTTTCATAGAGTTAGGGTACGTTGGACTTTTAAATGAACCATCTTCGTTGTACAAAATATCACCATTAAAGTCTGTCCAT